TTCTTTTGCTTGTTCTTCTTTTGCGAGTCTTTCAGTTTCTTCTTTTGCTTGTTCTTCTTTTGCGAGTCTTTCTTTTGCTTGTTCTTCTTTTGCGAGTCTTTCAGTTTCTTCTTTTGCGAGTCTTTCAGTTTCTTCTTTTACGAGTCTTTCAGTTTCTTCTCTTATAAGTTTTTCAGTTTCTTCTCTTACGAGTTGATTTATGTTTGTTTCGGCTATATTAGATACTATATTAGATACTGTATCAATTGTTTCAATATTGATATTTGCTTGTCCAGATTGTTCCAGTCGTTCTTGTAATTGTTGTTTACGAATATTTTTTCTTTGTTGTCTTGTTAAATGACGCATTTATATATATATTATATTATATAAATATTTATAAATATGAATTTATAAACATTCGTAAATATATTTATTGTTTTGGATCTCTAATAACAACTCGATAGTAAATATTTTTTTCTCTTTCGATTTTAAAAATATTTCCCACTTCACCATCATAATATTTACAAATAGCATCTGTTTTATAAATTTTAGGTAAATAGAAAGCTCTTTTACCGTAACAATCAATAATTTCTTTTGTTTCATTTTCATTTAATAGAATATGTAGTGGAACAATTCGATGTTTTGTAATATTAAATAACATTTCATTTTCTAAAAATATTTCGAAAGAATATTTTGATGATAATTTTGAAATTTCTTTTTTTGCAAATGATGTAACTTTCTGTTTTACGATTAATATTGTATGTGTAATATTAATATCATTCATTTCGGAAATAATTAGCTTTAAAATATCGATACCTATTTTTTTTTCATGAAAAATAACAAGTACTGTATCTTCTTTTGGATATGATTTAGATATAATTAATCGAGAATTTATGATAGTATTTTCATATTGTATATAAGTGCCTTCTTTATCGAAATATTCATCTGTGTTGAATTTACGGTCACGTAACATTTCCAATACAGTTTGTCGTGATTTTAAAAATTTATTATAATTAGCCATAAAATTATTTTAATAATAAAAAATGAATTCAATTTTAACATAATATTTATTAATAGTAGATAATATGATATCTTTAGATGACTATGTTCACGTAAATTTTGTAAATTATGATAAAAAGAAAAAAATCTTAAATAAAGAGATATTCGATGAGTATATAGGAACTAATTTCATAATTTTGGAAAAAATTAGCAATCTAAATGTTAATTTAGATAATTTATTATCTTATATAACAAAAAATATGGTTAGAATAATTCCATTAAATTATTATGAATATATTTTTGATATGAAAAAATCATATAAAACGAAAAAGAATATTTTGAATCAATTATCAAAAGATATAAATCGAACACAATTATATGTAAATGGCAATTTAGTAAAAAATGTATATAAAATATATAATTATTTAGAGTCAAAATTTTCTCAAAAAATTCTTCACGAAATATTGATGATATGTAATCAATCAATAATGGCAATTCCCTGTAAAATAATTCAGGAAAGTATAAAACATTACGAGAATTATTATATAAGTGAAACATCAATATTAGATAATTGTGATAAAAATTTACAAATAAATATAGATATAACTAACGATAAAATTATTGTAACTGGGTATAAAAATTTAAGAATTGCTGAGATTACAGATACAGATGATATAAAAACGATATATATATTAAAAATAATGATAGAGGTCGAATTAAATAATGAGATAGTTTTTATAAAAATATGTGGAAATAAAATAAATAAATAAATTAAAATTTTTGTATAAATTATTTTAATATATTAGATTTTTTATTATATATGATTATAAAATAAATTAGTTAATATGTTTTGATATATTTGATAATTTATCGGATAAAATATCGAGAGCTTGTTCTACAACTGATGTTGGTGATAAGGAACCGATTGTTTCTACTGTAAATAAGAAGTTATTTTCAGATGTAATTTGATAACCGACTGTTGATGTAGGTTGAAATTTAGCATGTTCTTTTGATATGCCTTTTCTGACAGAGCATGTAAGGTGTAAAGATTGTCCTTTTGCTAATTTGGTAATAACGATGGGGTATTTAGTAATAATTGGTTTAACAGATTTATAAATATTTTTTTGATATGTGATAAAATTTTCTTCATCAGTAATTTTAAGATCATTTGAAGTAACATCAATAATATTTTCAGAATTATTTGTTACATTTAAGGAGTATTTAACTTCTGTTAATTTATTATCTTCGGTATCCCAGAAATAATTAAATTTCGAAGCGTTATCACTAATAAATGGTATTAACCCGATTCTTTGTGCAATCATATTATCGTGAAGGCAGCATGTATTAGTGATAATAGTAGCAAAATCTATAGCCATAGTAGGAATTTCAGAAATAAGTATTCTTCTAATTCCATTAGCTAAACCGATATGAATATTCGAAATAGAAAATTGAATGATATTTTTGTCAAGTTTATGCAATTTAATTTTAATATTTGACATATAAAAATTCTTATAATATATATGTACAAAAATAAAATAGATTTTTATTTTTATAGATAAATGGAAATATTAATTTGTTTAGTACTAATTAGAGTATACGTTTATTAATTATACCAATGATGGGTTGTAAAAAAAATATAAAACAAATTGGGCGAGAAAATATATCAAATAAATATATACCTCCACAAAAACGAATTGATAATTTATGTAACGAGATTGTTTCAAAAATACATTTAGATAAAAAAAAAATACATTTAGATAAAAAAAAAATTTATTTAGAAAAAAATTATAAATTTATGAAAAAAAATGAAACAATTATAGATGAAATTTTAGATTTACCATCTAATCGTTATTTAATTGATAATGAAGCAAAGAATATAGTTAATACTATATTAAAAAAAAAAAGAAGAAAATGTTGTGGGGGAATAATTTTGAATATAGGCGAGAAAAATACTATTTATGTTTTAGTAGTATTAGGTCGTATAAGTAAAAAATGGGGATTGCCAAAAGGTGGTTTGGAAGAGGAAGAAACTTATGAAGAATGTGCTCTTCGAGAAATAAGAGAAGAAACTGGATTATTATATAATTTTAGTGATTTAAAAGAAAGAATAAAGATTCATAGTACATATTATTTTATAATAAATAAAAATGATAGAAAAATAGATCGAGGTCCTATAGATACTCGGGAAATTGCTGCTATAAAGTGGTTACGTTTAATTGATATAAGAAAATTAAGTGATAAAAGTTTAGTAAATAGAGAATTAAGAGATTTATGTACTAAGTTAAGATCTAAAATAAAGAAATGTTTCCCAGATAAGAATACTAAATTCGTTATAAGTTAATAAAAATATAATAAATTAAATTAATATGGGCCAGTGTATAAGTGATTATTATTTAAACAAAAGGCATAATGAAAATACAGAGTTATATTCATTAAAAGGGGTGGTAATAAGAGCCAAGGTAGTTGATGTTTATGATGGTGATACGTGTACAGTTATATTTAAATTGAATGGGAGATATGAAAAGCACAAAGTAAGAATGTATGGATATGATTCTCCTGAAATGAAGCCTTCGCGTTTAGATCCTAATAGAGATGAAATAAAAAGAAAAGCTATTTATTCAAAACAAATGTTAAAAAAGAAAATTTTAAATAAAATAGTAAAATTAGAATGTAATAAATGGGATAAGTATGGACGATTACTTGGAACAATATATATGAAAAGTTTTTTTTTTAAAAAAGAAGAAAATATAAATGATTGGATGTTGGATAATAATTTAGGAAAGCCATATTTTGGTGGAAAAAAAGTATAGTTTTGAATATTTTTACGATGCGTTATAATAATTATAAATAAAATAGAATTATATTAATAATTATTATAAAAAAGTAAAGTATGGAAAATCATAATCTTAGGAAAATTTTTATAATTTATAATCCTTTTTCGGGAAAAAAAGAGGGAGAAAAAGTATTAAAAAAAATTTTACCTTTATTTAATCGAGTAAATATTTCTGTTTTATATAAGAAAACAGAATATTGTGGTCATGCTATAAATATAATAAAAGATGAAGATTTATCTTCGATTGATGCTGTTATAGTATTAGGTGGTGATGGAACTTTAAATGAGGTTGTGAATGGTATTTTACAACGTGATGATTCATATATACCACCATTAGGTATAATTCCTTGTGGTACAGGAAACGCCTTTGCTACCGATTTGGGATTTTATCATGATCCAATAAAGGCTGTAAATGTTATTATTGAAGGAAATGTAAAGAGATTAGATGGTGGATTAGTAAATTTTAAAAATAATAATGGAGATATGGAAAATCGTTATATGTTAAATATGGTTGGTTTAGGTATTGCGGTAGATTCTAATATTAGAGCAGAAAAGATGAGATGGTGTGGTGCTTTTCGATATAATTTATCAATATTTTTAGAAATTATGAATATAAAAAATAAAGAATATATGGTTAATATAACAATTGATAATAATGATATTATTCGCTTAGATAGTAGTATTATAATGATACAAAATACGAAACATGGTGGAGATAAAATGATATTAGCTCCTGATGCTAAAATAGATGATGGTTATTTGGATATAATTTATGCTCCAAAATTTGGGAAATACAAAATGTTAAAATTATTTAAAAGTGTTTTAGATGGTGGTAAACATGTAAATGAACCAGAAGTTATAAGCAATCAATTTAAAACTTTAAGAATTACATCTGACAAAAATATGTATATAAATTTAGACGGCGAAAATTGTGGTGTAACACCAATTGAAGTTACAGTTAAACCAGAATTATTAAAGTTTTTTGTAACGTCATATATTTGATATAAATTAAAAAAGTAATACTAATTTGAATAATTAAAAATTATTTGAATATAATAAGAAATAAAAATGTATAAACCAAAACTTGCTTATACATTTCCACGAAAGTGGAAAAAAAGAAACACCGTAGGTGCATTAATTAATTGGGATATAAAATTAAAAGCTGGTTGGATTCGATTATTTAGTTTAACAGAAAATTGTTATTTGCGATTTAATACTTATATAAAATATACAGACTTTGATGATAAAGATATTAAATTTTTAGAATATTTTTTGTATCAAAATAGAATCATATATCAACATAAAGAAAATTTAATTGCTTTTAAATATCCAAAAATTAAAATTATTGAAGTAAGTTCTGATATATTAAAAATAGATATAAGTAATATTTTTTTAAGACAATCTAATAAATCTCTATTATGTAATTTATCTAAAATAAGTTTTGAATATGATATAAAAAAAGATACAATTTTATGTATTTTACAAGAATTTGCCAAAGATTTTTTAAACGATGAAAAAAATTCACATCAATTATGTCAAATTTTAGAAAAAAAATTAAATATTGCTTATTCTAATTGGAAAACAATATCATTAGAAATTGAAACAATTTATATCTAAACTTTTAGTCCAATTTAGATTTATTTAGTTTTTTTGTAAAAATTACTTGAATAAAGATACGAGAAACAGTTCAAGTCCCGCATTTTTATCTTCATTCTGTAATTGTAGATAATCTATCTTTATTTTTAATATTTATTAGTATTTTGTGTGATGAACAAAATTTATTTGTTACAAATAAATTTTGTTTAAGTTTAAAATATTGGAAGGATAATTTAAAATTTTTTTTTTGTAAATTATTTATTTTATTTTGCATTATTTTTTGTTCTTCTTGTAATTTATTAATTTGCTCTAAATAATTAGAGTCAAAATTTTGATTTATATTCATTTTTTAGTAATCTGGTATTAGAACTGGTATACAGTTTGTTATAATATTGTAAATAACGTTTAATTCAATTTTAATTTACATAAAAAATAACGAAAATTAAAATTGAATTTGAATTGTTTTAATTGAATAAGTTGAAGCAATCATATGTCTAAAAACATATAATGAATACAAATTATATCAATGTATTTCCACAATACAATAAAAAATTTTTAATTCCATAAATACCATAATATTTATGCTAATTATTATTTAACATTGTGTTGGTAAATACCTCTTGTTATAATTTATATTTTTATATGAGATATATTATTCTTCTCTCCATCATTATACGTGAATATTTTGATGATATTATAATATTATAAAATAGTATAATAATATAATAATAACAAGTCCATAACAAAATCTTTGTGGCATCTTTTTTTTTTATATAAATTATAATAAAAAAAGATGAAGAGAAACAATTTTACTCATTTCGACATAATAATATGGGGGTCTTTGTGGAAATACAAAGAAGAGTAGCATTAAATGCTACAACGATATAAGTAGTTACAAAATCGATTTTAATTTTAATTTTTGTGGTATTTAATTTCATAATAATAAGTCCATAACAAAATCTTTGTTGCATCTTTTTTTTATTTATTTTTGAATAAAAAAAAAACAAAAAAAGACGGAGAGAAACAATTTTCTTGTTTCAACTATATTTATATAGTGCTTTGTGTAAACACAAAGAAGAGTAGCTTTTAAACTACAACTGATATAAGTAGTAACAAAATTAATTTTAATTTTTATGGTATTTAATTTCATAATAATAAGTCCATAACAAAATCTTTGTTGCATCTTTTATGTTTTAATTTTATTATGATTGAATAAAATATAAACAAAAAAAGACGGAGAGAAATAATTTTCTTATTTCAACTATATTTATATAGTGCTTTGTGTAAACACAAAGAAGAGTAGCTTTTAAACTACAACGATATAAGTAGTAACAAAATCGATTTTAATTTTTATTTTTGTGGTATTTAATTTCATAATAATAAGTCCATAACAAAATCTTTGTTGCATCTTTTTAATTATTTTATAAATAAAATAAAAAAAGACGGAGAGAAACAATTTTCTTGTTTCAACTATATATTATATATTGCTTTGTGTCAACACAAAGAAGAGTAGCTTTTAAACTACAACGATATAAGTAGTAACAAAATCGATTTTAATTTTAATTTAATTTTTACTATTAAATTAAAAATCTATTTTTAATTTAATAGTAAAAATTAATTATTCATATGTTGTATTGTTCATTAAATTGTAAAAACATTTTGTGCAATAATATTTATCTTTGTCGGAATGGTAATAGATTAATTTAATATGACCATATAAATTACAATTTTTTTGTAGACATTGTAAGTATTGTGATATAATATGTATTATATCTTTATTAATCATAATGTATAATTATGATTTAATGTTATAAATGAAAATATATAAAAGTATTTAACTTATTATAAATAAGTAATATGCCGAAAAGAAAACGTGATAATGAAATCGTAAAATATAGATATGATAATGAAATTGAAAAATATAGATATAAAATTCATAAACGATATATAAATGAAATTCTTGCTAAAGAAACGGCAAAAATAATAAGATATTCTTTTATTTATAAAGATTGGGAACCAAATGTTGAATTATTAAAAATTGGATATAATGATATAAAAAAAAAATATAAAGAATTAAAAAATTTTCAAACAGATAATGAAATTTTTGATAAAATTTTATCTGCATATGATATCCATAATAGTATTGATAAATATTCATCATTTAATCGTTGTAATGAAATTATGAAAAGATTTTTACAAAAATATAATTTAAGTAATAATATACATCATGGATTAAGTCGTTATGCGAGAGTATCCGATGAATTAGATATTGAATGGTATAGTGAAAATAAAATAAAAATTTGTGAAAAAAATACAATTTTTCATAAAATTATAGGAAAAGATACATTAAGTGGATATAATTATCAATTTCTTTTCAAAAAATTGATTCAAACAATAATGGAAGATAATAATCCTAAACCAGTAATATTACGTTTAGGGAATGAATATCATATTTTTATAGGATTATTACAATGGAGATCTGAATCTGGAAAAGAATTTCCAAAATTTGATTTAGAATTATTTGATGCTAGTGGGCAGCACTTAGTACTAATCCATATGGAAAAATTTTTAAAAAAGTATTTAAAATCATATAATGTAAAAGTTTTTCAAGTTATTCGTCTTGATTTACAATCATTAACATTTGATAATTTATGTCAAACATGGATTTATTTTTATCTAAAAAAAAGATTAGTAGAAAAAAAAAATCATTATGAAATATTGAATGAAATACGAAATAATTTAATATTTGACGGGAATATTATCAATGAATTATTATTATTTTTAAATGAATTATATTATAATGATAGTATGTGTTCTTATTATTTAAAGAAATTTAGAAAATACTTAAAATTTTAATAAGAAATAAAACTTAAATAGTCGTATATACTTTGCTGTAATTTTATAATATAATTTTATTATATAATAAAACAAAAGTTAATGATGGATTATAATCAATTTAGACCATTTATATCTGGTGCGATTGCTGGATGTACGGCAACATGTTGTATTCAGCCGATAGATACAATAAAAGTGCGAGTCCAATTAGAAGGTGAGAATATTAATTCAAATATAAAACGTAAAAATGCTTTTCAAATTGGTAGAACTTTAATAAGAAATGAAGGTTATCCTTCTTTATATAAAGGATTATCTGCGGCATTATTAAGACAAGTTACATATGGTGCTACTCGATTAGGATTATACAAAGTGCTTTCGAATCGATTTGTATCAGATTCAAATCAATATACTTTTGTTAAACGTTTAGGATGTGGATTAATATCTGGTGGATTGGGTGCATTTATTGGAACACCTGCTGATGTTGTTTTAGTACGAATGCAAACTGATAATTTATTACCAATAAATCAACGTAGAAATTATAGAAATGTTTTTGATGCTTTTGGAAAAATTGTAAAAAATGAGGGAATATATTCTTTATGGAGTGGTTCTAAACCTACAATATTAAGAGCAATGTCTATAAATGTTGGTATGTTATCTTTGGGGTATCAATCAAAAGAGATTTATAAAAATTGGTATGGGGAAGGTATTAAAACGAATCTATTAACAAGTGCTTCTGCTGGGTTATTTGCAAGTATTTTATCATTACCTTTTGATTTTATAAAAACTAGGATACAAAGACAAACGAGATTATCTGATGGAAGTTATCCATATAGAGGAGTTGTCGACTGTGTACAAAAAGTTTGTAAAAATGAAGGTATTTTTGCATTTTATAAAGGTTTTCCGACATTTTATTGTAGAATTGCCCCACATGTAATGATTACAATAGTTTTATTAGATTATTTAGAAAAAATAATATAATTTCTACCTATAATAGTATATTGTATGGAGGATAATCCAGAAAATTATCAACTTACATTAGAAAATTTAGAAGAACAATTTAAAAAATTAGATTATACAAATATCCATGATATTTTGTATAAATTATCAAGAATTTATAATACTTTTCGTAAAAATTTTTATCAATTATTTCCTCCATTGTGGAGGCCATTTATTCAAAATTGGGGGTGGTGTTTTTATACAATAATAATAATAATAATAATATTAATAATCATATTATATCGTGTTGATATGAAATTGTCATTTAATTATTAAGCGAAGCTACTTACGATTAAGTTTATTTATAATTCGTGTTGAAAAAATAATTTAGAATCTCCAAATTTGGAAGCCACAAATTCAGATGTAGAATAAATTTCACCAATTTTTGAATTATCTTTTACTTCTGTTTCATATACATCAAAAATTTTTGTATTATTTAATCGCCCATTAAGTAATATTCGGAAGTCTTTTTCTTCTGTAATAAAATTTTTTGTTTCTTCGCTTGGAACAAAAAAAATTGTTTCTGGATATGATGCTATAATATTATCTTCACATCCCATTTTTTTTACTGATAGATGTAATGGATTTGTTTCTTTAAAACTCGGAAACCAAGTTTTACCTCCTAACCATTTAGCAATTCTAAAAGAATATGATCCAAATTTAAGTTTAAAACTGGATGGTTGAGGAACTGTATTAGTATAATTATATTTAAATAAATCATACGTGTTTTGACCATCTAATGAATGCATACCAAAAATATTAACAGATGGTTTATTTGTTAACAAAAATTTCATTGCAAAACCATATGTAAGATTTACAACACCATCTTTCTCAATTGGACAATTTGCATAAGAAAATCTGCAAATAGCATGTTCACAACCAGAATTAAAAATACCAGTAAAATTATGATTATTTTGGACAGGAATATATTTTGCTAGAAATGTCATTCCTCTTTTATGAATACTTTTTGTTCTTCCATTTTGCATAGTATCTCCGTTATCATTAAATACATGTTCTGTACAAATAGGATTTATAACATTTGTATCTGCATTTGGAATAATATCATCTGTTGGATTATATTTAGTTTTTAGTATATTTTCCCAAAGTGAATTTTTTAGTTGTTCTGCCATATTTATTTATTTATATATATAATTCTTAAATTAAAAATTGATTTTGATATGTATTTTTAAATGAACCTCTATTTAAAAGAAAAATTTAATCAGTTACCACCAGAATTAAGGAATATTATAGTAAAATATACTGTAAATATATGTATATATTGTAATAATAATAATATAGCAGAATATGAATTAAAAAGACATCATCCACGACATTTAAAATTTAAATGTATAGAATGTATTATTTTACAAAACTTAAAAAAAGAAAAAATAAAAAAGATATTTGGTATATAAAGAGAATTAATTTACATATTTTTTAATAGAGTCATTGTCATTGTTATTTTATATAACAATCTATTGATATATAAAATGATATAAAAATAATAAAAGTATTTTATAAAATGGACATCCAAAATTTAAATAAATTATGCCAAAATCAATTACAATTAGCTGGAAAATTAGGAAATATTGACCAAACATTTCTTACTTTTTTATCCGAACCAAAAAATGAAATTATTGTTAATTTTCCTGTAAAATTAGATAATAATAAACTACATATGTTTAAAGGATATCGAATACAACATAATAATTTAGCAGGTCCATATAAAGGCGGTCTTCGTTTTGATGAGATATGTTGTTTAGATGAATGTAAGGCTTTAGCTTTTTGGATGACAATTAAATGTAGTTTACAAAAATTACCTTTGGGGGGAGCTAAAGGTGGTATTAAATTTAATCCTAAATTACATTCTAAGAATGAATTAAAAAACATATCACAAGAATATTCAAGAGCATTATTTCGATTTATCGGAAGTAATATTGATATACCTGCACCAGATTTTGGAAGTAATTCGCAAATAATGGATTGGATGACTGCTGCATATCAATCTATTAGAAATACTCATAATAATGATATGTATACTGGAAAATCAATTGAATATGGTGGTTCGCAAGGTCGTTCTGAAGCTACTGGAAGAGGTGTGATGATATGTACAAGAGAATGGTTTAAAAGTAATAATATTAATATTAAAGGTAAAAAATTTATAATTCAAGGTTTTGGAAAAGTTGGATCTCATGCAGCTAATTTTTTGTGTAAACTTGGTATGATATGTGTAGGGATTGGTGATCATACAGGATATTTATATTCTGAAAATGGTTTTGATATTAATATGATAATCGATTATGCAAAAGAAGCAGGAACAATACTAAATTTTAGTAGTGGTATAAAACTTACAAAGGAAAAATTTTTTTCTTTGGATGTTCATACAGTAATTTTAGCAGCATTAGAATTACAAGTTTGTGGAGATTTTGCTAAAAATTTGAAATGTGAATTAGTTGTAGAAGGTGCTAATGGTCCGATGGATATGGAAGCTGATAAAATATTACAAGAAAAGAAAATTGATGTTATACCAGATGTTTTAGCTAATAGTGGTGGAGTAATTGTTAGTTATTATGAATGGCTTCAAAATAGAAGACAAGAATATTGGGATTTATATAAAGTTCGTGATAAATTAGATAAACATATGTGTAAAACTTTTAAAAAAGTATTTGATAAATACAATACAAATCATAAAGAATATAATTTAAGAATGTCTTCTTATATTATTTCTTTGGAAAATTTATATAACTATTATCAAGTTAGACAAAATTGTAGTTAAGTTCTGTTATTATTGATAGCATCTTCTAATAATGGTATTAATTTATCAACCATACTTTTGGTACTATTCATTCCCATTAAACCGATTCTCCAAACTTTACCTTTTAACTCACCTAATCCTCCTCCTATTTCTAAATTATGATTTTTCATTAAATATTTACAGACTTTTTCTCCATTAACATTTGATGGAATTTTAACTGTTGTTAATGATGGCAATCTATATTCTTCATCTACTAAACATTCTAAACCAATTTCATTCAATTTTATCCAAAAATACTCAGCTGTTTCTCTATGTCGTTTCCATCTCACTTCCAAAGTTTCTTCAGCTATAATTTTTAATGCTTCGTGACAAGCATATATCATTGTAATTGGTGCTGTATGATGATATGATCTTTTTGTATTTTCAGATGGAACTAGATATTTTTCGATTAATCTTAAATCTAAATACCAACTTTGAATTTTATCTCTATTATTCATTTTATCTCTTGCTCTTTGTGAAAATGATATTGGTGCTAATCCTGGGGGGGCATTTAAACATTTTTGTGTTCCAGCTAAACAAGCATCAATATTCCATTTATCTAAATATAATTCTACTCCACCGATGGATGTAACTGTATCAACGCAAAAAAGAATATTATTTTCTTTACACATTTTACCGATATTTTCAATTGGTTGTAATATACCAGTAGATGTTTCTGCATGAACAATAAATAATAAATCAGGTGAATGTTCATTTATTGCATTTTGTATTTGTTCATCTGTAAAAATTTTACCCCATGTTTGTTCAATTGTTATCACATTTCCTTTATTTCTTTCACACATTTCTTTAAATCTTAAACCAAAATATCCATTAATACATACTAAAATTTTATCACCTTCTTCTACTAAGTTTGTTACACATGCTTCCATTCCAGCACTACCAGTTCCTGATATTAGAAGAGTAAATTCATTCTTTGTTTGCCATGTATATTGCAAATATTTTTTTATTTGTTCGACTATTTTTAAAAAATCAGGATCCATATGACCAAGTAATGTATTTCCCATAACAGCTCTTACTCTATCATGAACATTACAAGGGCCAGGTCCTAATAGTATCTTTTTTTTTATTACGATTGTTGGTAATTTTGGCGATGAAATCATTTTTTATGATTGTATATATAAAGATTTTGTTAAGTTAAAATAGAAAATCTTTTATATATATACAAATTACAAAATTTTTATATAAAATGACAAATAATAGACATAAATGTGAATGTAAAAATTGTTTGAAATTTATAACAAAAAAAATATTCTTAGAGAAAAATAGATTATGTTTTAAATGTTTTTATATAAAAAATTATGAGAAAAATCTTTTATATAAATATATAAAAATAACAGATAATCGACATAAATGTGAAAATTGTTTGAAATTTATAAATCAAAAAGTATTTTTAGATAGAAATGGATTATGTTATAAATGTTTTTATGAAAATAATCTTGATAAAAATTTAAAAAAAAAAACAAATAAAAAGAAAACTAAAATCAAAAAAAAAAAAAAAAAATAAAAATTATTATATTTATAATTATATTTATTAAATAATTTATATAAAATATATAATTAAATAATATA